AAACAATAATCCGTTCTATTATATACAAAATTTCAGATTTATTAAAAGAAGGTGTTAATCCAAATGATATAAATGTTATTGCACAATTTACTTCTTTAACTAGAAATTCATTTTTTATAACTCCAGAAAAATATCAAAAAGCTAATCCAGCTTTAAGATTTCAAAAAAATACCGAAAGTTGGCCACATACTGTTGATTATTTAATAAATGGTAAAGATAAAGTATCACCATATCAACAAGGATATTTTCATTTGACAGGTGGATATAATATGACAGAAAATCCTATAAATTTAGATACATTTATTTGGAATTATCATCAAAATCTTCTATCATATGATGAAAGATATTTTGAGTGGTTTGAATATATTTGTATGTTATTAGATTTTTGTAAATCAAATGGTATTGATAATATTAAATTTTTTACTATGAGTAATAATTTTAGTAAAAAATATTTAGAAGAAGGAAAAACGCCACCATTTTATCATACACCAAAATCAAAATCAGTATATGAATGTATTATAGAGAATAAAGATATTTGTGATACATGGGAACAAAAAGATTTACATTTTAATAATTCATATGTAAAAACATATGCAGATAAAATAGATTTTAAAAAATACTTTTGGTTTTATGAAGAAAATTTCGTACATTTGTATGGTGGAATTATAGAATGGAGTATTAGAAATTTTGACTCTAATATAGATGGTGAATTACCAAATGTATTATGGAGAGAAATGAATTTTATGAATGTAGATGAACAAAAAAAATATTTAGAAAAAAGTTGGTATGGACACACATCGGCCATATTAACTAAAAAATTCGTAAATGATGTAGTTCTTAATTGGGAAATATTTAAATAAATTATTATGAAAAAAACAGACAAGGTTTTAGTTACAGGAGCAAGTGGATTTATAGGTTCACACTTATTAAGGTTGTTACACGAAAAAGGTTACCGAAACCTCCGTTCAACATCATTCAGTAGAGATTTGAGAAACGATTTCGAAGGAACATCGGAAGTAGAACACATTAAAGGAGATTTACAAAATGCAGAGTTTTGTGAACTAATCAGTAAAGATGTAGATGTTGTATTTCATTGTGCAGCAAACACATCAAATGCATTAGATACTAAATTTAATCCATTATTACACGTTACTCCAAATGTGGAGATGAATGTAAACTTAATGGAACAAAGTTGGAAAAACAAAGTTAGAAAGTTTTTATTTATATCATCTAATACAACTTACCCTGATATGGGTAGTGAGTTTTGTACCGAAGATATTAATGTCCATGCAACTCCAATGTTACCAGTTTATAAAGCAGTTGGTGGAATGAAAAGATATGGTGAAATGTTATGTGATTTCTTTTCAAATCAAATCCATAATCCAATGCAATGTGTAATCATCAGACCTTCAAATGCATTCGGCCCTAATGATAAATTTGATTTTGAAAAATGTCACGTTACTCCTGCAAATATCAGAAAAGTAGCAGATGGTTTAAATCCAATCCCAATTTGGGGTGATGGTACGGAAGTAAGAGATTTATTACATGTTGAGGATATGGCAGAAGGAATATTGTGGGTTGCAGAATCAACTAATGAATATGGTATATACAATGTATGTTATGGTAGTGGTTATAGTGTTAATGAGGTCTTAAATTGGTTAAAAGAAATGGATAATAATACAAACCCAGTTGAATATGTAAATAATAAAGCACCTATGATTCCGGTTCGTTTATTATCATCCGAAAAGGTAAATAAACTTGGATGGAAACCAAAAAGAGATTTAAAAGAAGCTCTTAAAGAAACTTTAGAATGGTATAAAGTAAATAAACATTTATATAATCCAAATTCAAAACCATAGTGAAAGATATAATCTTTGCAGGATGTTCTTACACTTGGGGGCAAAGTCTGTGGTACGAAGCAAACTTTCCAAATGATAATCACCCAAGAGATGGATTTTTCTACGGAAATAAAGTTTGTGAAGAATGTTATGAATATATTGTAGAAAATAGATTTGCAAATCAAGTTGCAAAATATTTTAAAAAGAATGCATTAGTAGCGGCTACCAATGGAGGTGACCTGATACAAAGTATTAATTTTGTTAAAAATAGAATTTCAGAAAATACTTTTAATGGTAGAAAAACAGAATTAGTAATATTTCAAACTACACAATTTGTTAGACACGATTCTTTAATTGATTATCAAATAGAAATGTTAGAAAATTTAGTTCTAGATTTAGAAAAACAAAATGTACCTATTAGATTTGTACATTGGATTTGGCCTGATTTGACACAAAATGAAATTGACTTATATATAAGTGGTGTAAATACAAATTGGGGAAAACTGGCTCCAAGGTTTAGTAAAAACAAAATACCAGTAATAAAAGATGCAATGCCACCAAATGATTCTAATAAATTGGCATCGGAAATAATACGAAGTAGAACAATAAAATTAAATGGTAATTTTAATTTTCAATATATAACGGAAATCGGTATGGCAACTAAAAGAAATGATTATAATAAAATAAAAGATTATACCATTTATGGTAAATTTGGTATGCCAAAAGATGCAGTAGCACCGGATACTCACTTTAGTCAAGAAGGACATAATTTTATAGCGCAAGAAATAATAAAACATTTAGAAAATGAACAACCCAGAATATTCTCCATATAAAGATGCATTAACAAATGCGATGACGGAGTTAGCTAAATTAGAAGATACGATTTTTATAGGACAACAAATAGTTTATGCCGGTAACCCAATGAGTACAACTTTGACAGAGGTACCAAAGGAAAAAATGATTGAAGTTCCTGTTATGGAAGAAACACAATTAGGAATGAGAATGGCTATCACTGGAAAAACAGTTGTAACATTCTATCCTCGTTGGGATTTTATAGTATCCGCAACAAATCAGTTAGTAAACCATTTAGATAAGTTTCAATTAATGACGGAAAAAAAAGTTAATATAATTATTAGATTGGGAAAAGGTTCTGATAAACCATTAGACCCCGGTCATCAACATAAAGGAAATTATTTTGAAGAATTTAAATCTATTTGTAAAAATATAGAATTTCACGATTTAAAAACTCCCAACGATATTGAATTGGCATACAAATATGCAACCAAAGAGGGTGGTATACATGTATTAGTAGAATATCCTGAATTATATTATAGTTAATGAAACAATTTATTTTAAAAAAAGGTAAAGTCATTTATGATGAAATATATGATGGTGGTGGAAGTTCTTTTGGTATTAACGCACTAAAAGACGAAAAAGTAAAATCAGTCATAAAAAAAGGAAACATATTAGAAATGTGTTCAGGTCCAGGCTTTATGGGATTTTATTTAAACTTTGAAGGATATGCGGATTATTTAATTTTATCCGATATAAACGATGCACATGATTCATATATTAAAAAAACAATTGAAGAAAATAATTTAACAAATACTAAATTTATTCAATCGGACGGATTTAAATCTTTTTACATTCATAATAATTTTGATACAATAATTATGAATGCACCACACTATTCATCACCCAGAAATGGTGGATATGTTAATAGAGAAGAGGAACTAATTTGTTTAGATTTAGATTTAGAATTTCATAAACATTTTTTTAAATATGCTAAAAATTATTTAAAAAAAGATGGAGTAATTATATTAATTGGAAATATGGGTGGAATAAAACCAGAAGAAATAATTGATTTAGCCGGAAATGATTATAATTGTAAATTAATTGCATGTAACAGATATGGTTGGATTAGAGATTCTAGATTTTATGTTTTAGAAATAAAATTAAATGGATAATAAATTAGAAAAATTAATTTTAGGATACGATATTTTGTTTCCTTATTGTGAAGTTCCAAATTGTTTGGACCCGAACGATTTACAATTTGCAAAAGATTGTGATTATTATTATGATAATTCTCAAACATATTTTAAAGAAAAATTAAATAAAGAATGGTATATTCATAATGGTAGATTTATGGTTCATTTAAACGATGAATCAGGCCACCCTGGATATTTTGCAATAGATAAAAAATCTACATATGATATTATTAAAGATAGGGAAAGAGGAAAAAATTATGATTGGTATTATTTAATAGAAGCGTATGGTGATTTTGATAATTTTTTAGGTTTATCAAATTCAAACACACAACCTTTTAGTGAATTTATTCCATCACATACTTTAAATGAATTAAAAAATTATAATGGTAAATTGATTATTAATTTTGCAATAGATGGTGGTTTATCTACATTAAAAGTTGACAGATTATATGAATGTCTTTTAAATTTAAATATTCCAAAAGAAAAAATAATAATATTACATAATGATTTTAATTTAGAAAAATTAATGAAACCAATTTTTGGTGAATATATGCCAATATTAATTCACTATTGTTGGTCATTGAATTCTAAATCAGAAGAGTATTTCAAAAAAACACATCAAGATGAATTTCATTTTTGGCATACGGCCGATAGAAAAACAAATTATAGTTTTTTAACAAATGACGAATGTAAAGATTTATCCAAAAAAACTCATAAATTTTTAAATTTAAATAGAAGATTAAGAATTCATAGAATAGATTTATTGTATTTTTTATGGAAAGAAAATATGTTGGATGATGTGTTAATAAGTTATGATAGTAAATTATTTACACATGATGGATTAGATATGATAAGAAAAAAGTTATCCATAGAAGAATGGAATGATTTTTATCATTATATCGTACACACATCTCCTAGAATTGTTGATTACTATGATATAGAAAGTATTTGGGGATATGGATTTGAAACAAAAGAAATATATGAAAAATCATTGATATCAATATTATCTGAAACATTTTTTTATGAAGAAAGTGGGTACTTGAGTGAGAAAATTTGGAAACCAATAGCACATGGCCACCCATTTATTTTAATCGGCCCACAAAATTCTTTAAAATTTATTAAAAAAGAATTTGGTTTTAAAACATTTCATCCGTTTATAAATGAAGCATATGATGCAATTGAAGATGGCAATTTAAGAATGGAAATGATTCAAAAAGAAATAAAAAGATTAAATAGTTATTCATTAGAAGAATTAAAAAAAATAGTAGAACAAGTTATACCGATTATATTACATAATAAACAAAAATTACTAGAATATGGAAAAAAATCTATACCATTAGATTATGTTCATTATTTAAGAATAACTGGAAAAACGGAAGAAGCGGAAAAAATATTCAATAAACAAAATCAATTATTATGAAAAATCCAATCAAATTGTTAAAAAAGTGGTATGAAAACTACAAGATGAAAAAACGAATCCAAAAGAAATTAGAAGAATTAAAAAAAAGAGACCCATTCGTTTATAAGAATTTCTAATAATTTAGAATATTTATAGTTATGAATTCATTATTAGAAGCAGATAAACCAAAAGTTACACAATCAATAATCATTTATGGTGGTCGTTTTCAACCATTTCATAAAGGACATTATGCAGCATACCAAAATTTAGTATCAGAATTTGGAAAGGCAAATGTATATATTGGAACATCTAACGATACAAGTTCGGACAAATCACCTTTTACATTTAAAGAGAAAAAAGAAATTGCAACTAAGATGTTTGGTATACCAGCATCTAGATTTGTCAAAGTAAACAACCCTTACAGACCCGTAGAGATACTTTCTAAATACGATGGTAAGATTACACAATATATTGCAGCAGTAGGAGAAAAGGACGCCAGTAGGTTAAAGAGTGGATATTTCAAACCATATAAAGGTAAAGCTGGATATGGTTATGATGAGGTTGGTTATTACTATCCAGTACCTGCAGAAGCAAATCCAATTAGTGGTACGGATGTTAGAAAAAAATTAGGAAGTTCAAATAAAGAGGTAGCTAAAAAGTTTTTCTTAAAAGCATATCCATCATTTGATAAAGATATTTTTAAAATGATTACTACAAAATTAAACGAAAATGGAATGCCAGGTGGAATCGGTGTTGGATTGGTTTTGCCAGGTGGATATATCAATGGTGCATCAACAGGTTCTAAAAATGAAATTATAGGTGAAATTGAAAAAGATGTAAACGAATTTATAACACAATATTTTAATGAAGGTATTTCCGAATCAAAAGAAAATTCAATAAATCATTTTGTAGAGTATGCAACTAAAAAATTAAAGTTAAACGAAACTCCAAAAATTACTTTATTAAGTGGTAGAGAATATTCAGAAGCAAAAACCAGTTTAGGTGGGTATAATCCAATGTCTAAAGAAATATATGTTGCAATAGAAGGTAGATTAACTGCGGACATACTTAGAACTCTTGCGCATGAGATGGTTCATAGAAAGCAAGATGAGTTGGGTTTAGTAAAAGATGAAATCAAAGATGGTGCAACAGGTTCTCCAATTGAAAACCAAGCACACGCAGTAGCCGGTATCTTAATGAGAAATTATGGTAAGATAAATAAACAAATCTACAACGAAGATATTAGTATGGATGTGGATAAAGGTGATACCGTATTGATGGGTAAATTCAAAAACAAAAAAGTAGTTGTAAAAGATATTGATAAGGATGACTACGGAATGCCAACAATTAATGGTAAGAAAGCAGCAACATTTAGATTAGGTGATAAAGGACAAAATATATTCAAAAAAGATGAAAATATTGATGAAATGAAATCTACGGATATACATTTTATGAATATGATAAAACTATATAGAGATTCAACCTTCAGAAAAAGAATCAATGCATATCTTTTTGGTAAACCAAATCAAAATAATCCAAACGCAGTAGCAAAAGCACTTCGTAATATGGGATATGATGAAATAACTCAAATGGAAAAAGAATTAAATCTTAAACCAGATTTGAATGAATCATTATTATTAGAAGGTGGTGCATACGGACATATGTCACACCCGTTTGATGATATGGATTTAACGTTTGGTGATTTAAAAGATATTATTTCAAAAGCACTTAATGGTGATTTAGGTGTAGTTAGAGAAAAAACCGACGGACAAGCATTAGCAATCAGTTGGAAAAATGGTAGATTGATTGCAGCTAGAAATAAAGGTAATTTAGCAAACGCCGGAGCAAACGCAATGGGTATAGAAGATGTTGCATCTAAATTTGGTGGTAGAGGTGGTTTAACAGATGCATACAATTTTGCAATGAAAGATTTATCTGCAGCAATTAGTGGGTTATCAGAAGCACAAAGAAAAAAGATATTCAACGAAGGTAAATGTTTTATGAATTTAGAAGTTATATGGCCAAAATCGGTTAATGTGATTCCTTATGGTCAAGCACTTTTAGTTTTTCATAATACAACTTGTTATGATGAAAAGGGTGTGGCAATTGGGGCGGATGGTGGAGCAGCGGGAACTTTGGCAGGAATGATTAAGCAAGTCAACGCAGACATTCAATCTAAATATACAATACAAGGCCCTCCAATAACATCAATACCAAAATCAGATGATTTGAGTTCAAAGCAAGGTAAGTATTTATCAAGACTTAAAAAACTACAATCGGAATTTGGATTAAAAGATTCCGATAATGTTGCAGACTATCATCAAAGTTGGTGGGATTGGTGGATTACATCAAACGCACCTATTAAGGTTGATAAACTTACAAAAGAAGCATTAATTAGAAGATGGGCATTTGGTGATAAAGGATTTAGATTAAATACAATATCAAATTTAGAATTACAAAAATGGGCAATTGACCATGATAAAGTAAATGTTGTAAAACAACAAAAAGATAATATTAAACCATTTGAAGAAATATTTTTAGGTGTAGGTGCAGATGTATTGGAATTTGTTGGTAGTGTATTAACAGTTCACCCTGAGAAAGCAATTAGAGCAATGAAACAAAAATTTGCATCAGTTGCATCACAGGTTAGAAGTGGTGGCAATCCTGCACAAATACAAAAATTAAAATCAGAATTAGAAAGATTAAATCAATTGGGTGGTATTGAAAAGATAGTAGCAAATGAGGGATTAGTATTTGTTTATAATGGTAAAACATATAAACTCACAGGTACTTTTGCACCATTGAATCAAATACTTGGCATTTTTTACTCTTAATTTGATATATATTATAATAATAAACAGTTACAAAAAGGAAGATTAGTATGGCAAAAAGAAAAAGTTTTGATGAAAAATCAAAAGGAATGCACAAAACCCGTAAATTAATTATAGATACGGTATTTGGCAGAGAGGACACTACTCAAAAAGTTTTTGGTTATGAAAAAGAAACCGAACAAAAAAGAGAAGTTGGTGAAACGTGGACGGATAGTGATGGTAAAGAATGGAGACAAGAGAAGGGATTTAAGACAGTCGTTACTGAAATGGACGATGTTAGAGATTTCTTACATAAATTAAGTCATTGTTCTTCGGAAGATTGCAAAACCGTTCCATATAGTTGGGCAGATAAAAAGTTAATTAGTAAAACTGGAATGTGTGCAACTTGTTTGGCAAAATTTGAAATGAACTTGAGAGCAGACGGAACATTTCCTTTTTATGAAGATTATAAAATAACAAATAATAAACTTGCATATGTAAGGGATTATAAGGATAAAATGGAAGAGGCTTTGGGGGGTGTAAAACAACAAATGGAAATAATTACCGAAGATGGTAAAGTTGAAAAGTGGGAATGGCAAGTAGATATTGAAAAAGTAAAAGAGGATTTAAAAAAAGATATTGATGGTGCATTCGAGGCCATTGAATTATTAATAGAAAGAAAACGATTATTAGAAGAAAAATTGGTTGAATTAAATCATCCAGAATTAATTAAAAAATAAAAAATATGAAAAAATTATTAAATTTAAAAAACATTGCAATCGCATTATTGATTGTAGTAGTAGTTTTCCAACAATGCGGTGGAAACAAAAAAGGAACTGGCGAAATTGTAAAAGTTGATGGTAAAAAGTATGAACTTATTAAACATGAAATTGATACAGTTGAAGTGGTTAAGACAAAAGTAGTAACTAAAAAAGGTGAAGATATTTACCATGAAACAATTGTAGAGAAGGAAGTAATTATTCCTACAATTGTTGATACCGCAGCATTACTAAAAGATTTTTTTGCAAAAAACATTTACAAAGATACATTAAATTTACCAGATAGTTTAGGAATTGTATCTTTAATTGATACTATTACTCAAAACAAAATATTTGGTAGAACTTTTAACGCAAGTGTTAAACAAAGAACTATTAAAGAAACAACAATTGTAAAAGAATTACCAAAGACCAAAGTATTTTATGGTTTGGAAGGTGGATTCAATAAAGCGGATGTTGTATCTCATTTGGGATTGGGTGTTTTAATTAATACAAAGCAAGATAAGATATTCCATTTAGGTATTGGTGCAGCAAATAGAACAACCGATGGTACAAGTGGAGCATTGTCACCTTACATTGGTGGTGGTGTATATTGGAAGATTAAATTCAAAAAATAATGGGAGTTCAAGGGCAACCTAAGAAATCATTAAAAGAAATAATAGCTGAAGAATATCGTAAATGTGCATTAGACCCCATTTACTTTATGAAGAAGTATTGTGTTATTCAGCACCCGGTGAGAGGAAAAATACCCTTTCACCTTTATCCTTTCCAGGAAGAGTGTTTAACGGATTTTAAAGAAAATAGATTAAATATCATTCTTAAATCCCGTCAGTTGGGTTTATCAACATTATCTGCAGGATTTATTCTTTGGAAAATGTTATTCAACCAAGACTTCAATGCTTTGGTAATTGCAACGAAAGTAACTGTTGCTAAGAATCTGGTGGAGAAGGTAAGAGTTATGCACGACTTACTTCCTGTATGGTTAAGAGATGGTGGTAACAGTTCGGTAGAAGATAATAAACTTTCCCTTAAATTAAAAAATGGTTCACAAGTAAAAGCAATTGCAAGTTCTCCAGACGCAGGTCGTTCGGAAGCATTGTCATTGTTAGTTGTGGATGAAGCTGCATTCATTAGAGATATTGATGAAATTTGGTTGTCAGCACAATCTACATTATCAACGGGTGGTTCTGCAATTGTATTATCTACTCCGAATGGTGTGGGTAACTGGTTCCATAAAATGTGGGTTGATGGTGAGAGTGGTGCAAACGGATTTAATAATATAAATTTACATTGGACTGTTCATCCTGAAAGAAATCAATCATGGAGAGATGAACAAACTCGTATATTGGGAGTAAAGGGTGCTGCACAGGAATGTGATTGTGACTTTGTGGGTTCAGGTGATACTGTAATTGACCCGGCATTATTAACATGGTATAAAGACACATATGTAATGGACCCGATTGAAAAAAGTGGGTTTGACGGAAATTATTGGAAATGGGAACATCCTAATTACAATAGAGCATATATGGTAGTTGCCGATGTCGCTAGAGGTGATGGTTCGGATTATTCTACATTCCAAGTTATTGATATTGAAGATAGTTCACAGGTTGCAGAATATAGAGGTAAAATTGAAACAAAAGATTTTGGAAACTTTTTAGTAGCAGTATCCACAGAATGGAATAATTCACTATTAATTATAGAAAACTCAAATGTAGGATGGGCAACTATCCAACAGGCGATTGATAGAGGATATGGTAATTTATTCTATATGAGTAATGACCTAAAATATATTGATGTTGAAAAACAAATGTCTAATAAGTTTTATAGAGACGAAAAGAAATTGGTTGCAGGATTTGGAACAACGATAAAAACAAGGCCACTTATAATTTCTACATTAGACACATACATAAATGGTAAAGATATTTTAATTCGTTCTCAAAGACTTATAGATGAATTATTTACATTTATTTGGAGTGGTGGCAGAGCCGAAGCAATGAAGGGATATAATGATGACTTAACAATGGCAATGGCAATTGGACTTTGGGTTCGTAATACAGCACTTCGTTTAAAACAAGAAGGTATTGATTTAACAAAAACAATGTTAAATTCAACACAGGTAAGTCAATATACTGGTTTTGTTTCATCGGGACATCTTAAACAAAATCCTTATGAAATGGATATGGGTAAAAAGGGAGTAGAAAATTTAACTTGGTTATTGGGATAATTATATATTTATATAGTGAAACTATTCTAAATGAACGAAGACTTAAATAATTGGTTTAAAGAAAAATGGGTAAACATCGGCAAAAAAGTTGATGGCAAACACCCGCCATGTGGAACTTCGGGAGAAAAAAGGGGTTATGCAAAATGTGTTCCTGCAGCAAAAGCAGCCGGAATGAGTAAAAAAGAAAAAGAAAGTGCCACTCAAAGAAAAAGAGCTGCACAAAATGATGCAGGGAGAGGTGGTAAGGATAGTAGTGGACAAGGTAAGAAACCAATATATGTTTCAACAAAACCAAAAAATGAAACTATGAATATAGAAGAAAGACTAAATTTATTTTTAGAAAAGAATTGCCCAACAGACCCAGGTAAATGGTCGGCAAGTAAATCAGCTGCAAAATCTAAGTTTGATGTTTATCCATCTGCATATGCAAACGGATGGGCAGCAAAAAATTATAAATCAAAAGGTGGTAGTTGGAAAACCTGCAGCGAAAATGTAGTAAACGAAGTAACGGGTAGAGAAGCAAAAGAAATTGCTAAATTGACGGGTACGCGTGATAGTATAGTACAAAAATTTATAGATGATTTTAATTTGAATGCTAAAAACCTTTTTAACTTTATAGCTAAAGGAAAAGAAAAAGTTAGAAAAGATTTCGCAACTGCAATGTCAGGTAGACCTGGTAATAGATATCAAGGTGATTTCGTAGGTATGTTTGGTGAAGGTATATTAAACGAAGCTTGTTGGGAAGGATATAAACAAGTAGGTGGTAAAATGAAAAATGGTAGAATGGTTCCAAATTGTGTTCCAATAAGTGAAGAGGTTGATACTGATTACGATGAATTGGATGTAGAGCCTGAAGAGATTGAAGATTTTATTGAATTTTTAAAAGCATATAAAAACACTTTAGCTGAAGCCAATTGTGGTTGTGTTTATGAAGCTGAATATCAAGGTAGAGAAGTTAAGTTGGGTAAACCAATGCAAGGTGATGTTAAGAAATTCAAAGTGTATGTAAAAAATCCTGCAGGGAATATAGTTAAGGTAAACTTCGGCCAAAAAGGAATGAAAATTAGAAAATCAAATCCCGCAGCTAGAAAATCATTTAGAGCAAGAATGAATTGTGATAATCCAGGCCCAAGACATAAAGCAAATTATTGGAGTTGTAGAAAATGGTAATATTTGGAAATACCAAATATTTTTCGTATATTTAGAAAAATAGAATTATATAAAATGGCAGACAAATCAATATTTAGTAGGTTACAGAAATTATTTTCAACAAACACTATTGTCCGTAAAACGGCCGACGGTGTAAAAGTTATAGATACGGATGAGTATCAAAATATGACTACAAACTTAGTTGACCGCTTTATGAAAATGAAAGTGTCAAACTATGGTGCAGGAGCAACTCAATCTTCAATGGCATATCAACAAGTTAGAATTGATTTGTTTAGAGATTACGATTCAATGGATATGGACCCGATTTTGTCATCCGCATTAGATGTTTATTCGGATGAGTGTACGGCTAGAAATGAAATGGGTAATGTATTAAAGATACATCATGAAGATGACCAAATTAAACAAATATTAGAAAATTTATTTTACGATATATTAAATGTAGAATTTAACTTATGGCCATGGACTAGAAACTTAGTTAAATATGGTGATTTCTTTTTACAATTAGAAATAGCAGATAAATTAGGTATTGTAAATGTAATGGCGTTATCAACATACGAAGTTAGTAGAGTAGAAGGATTTGATCCAGAAAATCCACAAAGAGTTAAATTTATATATGCACCATACCAAAACCCATCGAGTGGATATGGTCAAACTCCAAAGAAAGAATTTGAGAACTATGAAATGGCACACTTCCGTTTAAATTCGGATTCAAACTTTTTACCTTACGGAAAATCAATGATTGAAGGTGGTAGAAGAGTTTGGAAACAATTGATGTTAATGGAAGATGCTATGTTAATTCATAGAGTAATGAGAGCTCCTGAAAAGAGAATATTCAAAATTGATGTGGGTAATATTCCACCAAATGAGGTTGATAACTATATGCAGAAGATTATCAATGGTTCAAAGAAAGTTCCATTTGTAGACGAAAGAACTGGAGATTACAATTTGAAATACAATATGCAAAATCTTGTTGAAGATTATTATATGCCAGTTCGTGGTAATGATAATGGTACTTCAATT